AACGACGAGAGAGCCGAAGGGAAAATCCGAGGCTTGACAGTTGCTGGCGCGTACGGTGACGAACTCAGCCTCTGGCCCGAGTCGTTCTACCGGCAGCTACTCGCCCGCATGAGCGCCCGTGGCGCAATGATGTTCGGCACCACCAACCCCGACGGCCCATACCACTGGTTAAAGACCGGCTTCATTGACCGGGCGGACACTCTGAACCTCCGAGCGTTCCACTTCGGACTTGACGACAACCCCGCACTCGACCCGGCTTACGTGGATTCACTGAAAGCTGAGTATGTGCCGGGCAGCCTCTGGTACAAGCGGTTCATCGAAGGCCTATGGGTCGCTGCCGAGGGTGCTGTGTACGACTTCTTCAACGAAGCCGAACACACACTCACCAGCTTGCCTGACTCATTCCGCCCGGACGGGCACTGGATCAGCATCGACTACGGCACCAGCAACGCCACGTCAGCTGGTTTGTACGGCGCCTGGCGAAAAGCAGCCCCCGGTGACCTGAGTGCCGTGCGCCTCGACGGGTACTACTACGACGGCCGCGCCACAGGCCGGCAGAAAACCGACAGTGAGTACGCCGCCGACCTGGGCGAGAAGTTCGGTGAATGGAAAGGCAAGGCACCCATCATCCTGGACCCCAGCGCCGCCAGCTTCAAGCAGGAGCTCAGGCGCACCGGCTGGAAAGTCATTGACGCTGACAACAGCGTGATCGACGGTATCCGCACCCAAGCGAAGATGCTGCACAACGGCGAGTACAAGCTCCTGAACACCCCCGGAAACAGGCAAGCCATCCGCGACTACGGCGCTTACCTGTGGGACACGAGGGCTCAGGCACGCGGCGAGGATAAGCCCATCAAGCAGAACGATCACACCAAGGATGAAGAGCGGTACTTCCTGCAGACGGTATTCGGCAAGAGCGTCCAGCCCAGTGATAGAGCTCGCCGCGCCTTGAGCGGCTGGTAACGAGAGGAGGGCCCAACATGATTGACCTGCAAAGCACCTACATTCGCGCAGTCCTCCAAGGCGTCACGCAGCGCGTGACGCTGGCCGCTGAAGCACTCGACTGGACCGACGGCCTCCAAGTGTTCAAGGAAGCAGAGCTCGCGCCGCCCATCACTCACGAAGAGGATCGGGACGCCTGGACCCGTTTCATCAAGCAAGTGCAGAGCATGGGCCCCCGCGCATTCAGTCACAAACGCACAGCCGCCATAGGCAGTATCAACTGGGGTGGAGACGACCCGGGGCAGATTGACGACCGGCTCGCTGAAGTGGATCTCGAGTACCTGGCCGTGAAAGCCCTCAAATCACTGGTCGCCACAGGCATTGCTGGTGTCCTGCCACACCAGCCGGAAGTTGGCCTGCCACGGTTGCAGAACATGGGCGGCTACCTTGAACCCCTCTACGATGAGGATGACGTGGGTGGCACGACACCCAGAGGATGGCTGCAGGTCATGAGCGAACCGGACGGAGTGAAGTTCCGCATCCGGGTTTATGAGCGCGACCCGGCCGAGCCGACGCGGGGCACGCTGTACGAGTGGCGCAAGGCCAGCCAGCCGTACGAGATTGGCAGCGCTCCCGCAGCGACCTGGGAGAACGTGCTGATGCCGACCGTCGTCATGACGGACACGGCGCAGGACGGCACCCCACTCGGTGAGCTGACGCAGGCCCTGCCAACGCTGAAGGGGGAAGTGGCGCAGCAAATCCGCATCCTCCGAGCATCTGATGCGAACGCTTACCCACTCCGCTGGGCTGCAGGTGACTGGGACATCCCCAAGGACCGCGGCGCACTCGACGTGCTCATCGCCAACGAGACGGACGCCACAATCGGCGTGCTCGAAGCGCCACTGCTGGAAGGCCTGTTCACTCAGCATGACCGCATCATGGAGCGCGTCAGAGGCGACCTGAACCTGCCCATCAGCACCATCAACACCGGCACCTTCCCATCTGGGGAGGCGCTGGACCAGGCGAACGCGAACAGCATCAGCACCGCCAGCATGTACGCCCGGCTCCTGCAGCGGCTCCTCACGGGCGGCGTCGCTGGCCTCGCAGAGTTGTTCGGCATCAAACGAAGCTCAGCACCACCCGTCAGCGTCGAGATCAACCGGGAGCAGACACGCCGCATGGTCACAGACCAAGTGCGGAACGACTGGCGGGAAGGCCTCATCAGCTTCAGAGCCGCGGTCATCACGGTGAGCCAGTACTACCCGGCGTGGGCAGACAGTGAGATCGAGGAGTTCATCAAGGCTGAAGAAGCCCGAGAGAACCCGCGACCGCCAGCACCAGGGCAGCTCGACCACAGGGATGACCCTGAAGAGGGGCCGGGGGATGACTCGTGACCGGCGCGCAAGCTGAAGCGCTGGTCCGCAGGCTGGACCGGCAGTTGACGACGCTTGAGAACACGGCGCTGGCCACATTGCGGCAGGCGCTCAGGGAAAGCGCAGCGGAGTTGGAACGGGAGCTGAGGACGCTCTACAGGCGAGCCCTGGACGGCACAGCATCTGCTGGCGCTCACATCCGGGAAGCTGCAGTGCGGGACTTGCTGGAGCAGACGCGGGTGCTGGACCGGCACCTGGACCTCCGACGCTTGCCGACTGAGGCGGCCCTGGGGGAGTTGCAGCGCGGCGCAATGGCCGCCGGAGCTGAGAACGCACTGCAGGCCCTCACGACCGCTGAACGGGCTGTGGCGAGCCTGTCAGGCGCTGTGCCAGTGGAGACACTGGTCGCGGCCACGAACATCAGCAGTCGCCTGCAGGAGATCGGGGCCGCCAGAGCAGCAAGCGGCGCTGCAGCACTCCGACAGCACGGGCAGAGAGCCGCCGACGCCATCCAACGACACATCACAGCCGGCGTCGTGCAGGGCCGGGGCTGGGGCGCAACCAGCCGCCTCATCCGCCAGGAGACTGGCCTGCTCAACTACGAGGCAGAGCGAATCGTCAGAACGGAATCCATCACGGCAAGCGCGGATGCGCGCCATGAAACCTACCGGGCTCGCGGCATTGAGCAGGCCAGGTGGATGAGTACGGCAGATGACAGGGTGTGTGGGTACTGCGCTTTCCGTAGTGGCCGCTTGTACGGCATTGACGACATTGTGATTCCTGCCCACCCGAACTGCCGGTGTTACAGCGCACCTTTCCGGCCTGAGTGGGCTGAGGCTGGCATTGACGATCCGGACTGGTACGACGAGCACCGCGCAGCTGCGATTGCGAAGGCCCGGGATAACGGGGAGAAGATTCGCACCGGCCCGTCACCTGGGGAGCGGTGGCAGGGCCGCACCACGGCGCCGTCACCCGCTGAGCCGAGGCGGGAGCGGGTGGTAGCGTGACCGCACGTGAACATCAGGCTCCAGACCGGCTGGTACTTCAGCCTCCCTGATAACCAATTGAGGGAGTGCAAGATCGTGAGCATCAACGGTGAACCGTCCATTGTGTTCGACGTTGAGATGCGATGCACCGTGCCTGTCCAGCCCAGCGACGTGCTGGTGGAGAAACCCGAGTCCGCATAGCCTGTCCGACAACCAAAGCCCTGTAGCCCCGCCACGTGCGGGGCTCTCCATTGGCTGGCACTGCGCCCTGGCGGCACAGGTAAGCCCAACCCCTCAAGCCCTCTACCTTCCCAGGAGGAAGCAAAATGACTGACGCAGAACAGCAGAACACTGAAGCCACGGCCGCCCAGGAGGCGACCACCACCAACGAACGGCAGGAGCAGCAGGTTGAGTCTTTCGACCGGGAGTACGTCGAGAAACTCCGCCGTGAAAACGCTGCGTACCGCACCAAGGCCAAGGAAGCCCAGGAGGCCGCCGAAGCCGCCAAACTCGCCGCGGAACGCGAGAAACTCGACGAAGTGGAACGCCTCAAAGCTGAGAAAGCTGACCTTGAGAAGGCAGCAGCCGAAGCAGCCGCCAAGGCCACCGCCGCGGAACGCCGCGCTGCTCTCACCGGGAAGGTTGCCGACCCGTCAGCTGCCCTCAAGCTGCTCGACGAGAGCGAGCACCTGAACGAGGACGGCACCGTCAACACTGACGCGCTGCTCCAGTCCTACCCGTTCCTCGCGCCAGCTCCCGCCGGCCACCCGGCCACACCCGGCGCAGGCGGCGGAATCAAACGCCCACTCACCCACGACGACCTGAAAAGCATGACCGCTGAACAGATCAACGAGCGGTGGGACGAAATCCAAACCTCACTCAAGAAGTAAGGAGACCACCCCATGAGCATCAGCAACTTCATCCCCGAACTCTGGAGCGCCAGACTGCTCGCGCACCTCGACAAGAACCTCATCCTCGGCAGCAGCCCCATCATCAACCGGGACTGGGAAGGGGAAATCCGCAACGTCGGCGACACCGTGCACATCCAGCGGCCCGGCGCAATCACCGTCAACGCGTACAACCCCGCCACGACCGACGTCGCGTACGAAGTGCCGACCAGCACCACCCGCGCGCTCGTCATCGACCAGGACCAGTACTACGGCTTCCAGGTGGACGACCTGGCACAGGTGCAGGCTAACGTCACCCTCGTCGACCGGTACACGCAGCGCGCAGCGTACGCGCTCGCTGACGAAATCGACCAGTTCATCGCTGGCCTGTACACCGACGGCACCGCCGGCGACGTACCCGTCACACTCGGCACGGACGACTACTACGACGCGCTCGTGAAGGCCGGCCAGAACCTGGACGAGCGGAACGTGCCCCGCAGCGGCCGATGGCACGTCACTAACCCCGCAGGATACGCGGACCTCCTGATGAACGAGAAGTTCGTGCACGCCACCGCCGCCGCCGACCAAGTGATCCGCACCGGTCAGGTCGGGATGGCCGCGGGCTTCACCATCTTCGTCAGCAACAACCTGGTGAACGCCACCGGCGTGAAAGGCCTGTACGGGACTGATGCCGCCACGACGTTCGCTCAGCAGCTGCTCGGCGCTCCCGAAGCTCTGCGCCTGGAAGGCAAGTTCGCTGACGCGGTTCGTGGCCGCATTGCTTACGGCGCGAAGGTTGTAGAGCCGAACGCGCTGGGCACCATCACGCTGTCCTGATCGTGGCGAAGGTCAGGTTTGTGCGGAACCTTGAGACTGGCCTTGTGCATGACGTTCCCGAGGGGCATTGGTCACTCGGGAACGCTGGGTATGAGGCAGTTCCGGACCCGCGCGTGAAGGTTGAGCCGGAGGCCAGTGAGAAGCCTAAGCCCAAGGCGAAAGCCAAGGGCCGGAAGTAAAGGGGGTAGGCAATGGCGGCTCTCGACTTTAAGGACCGTGCGGCGGTGCTGGCGTTCCTCGTGACCGCCATGCCCAACGCCAACGCCACAGCCATCGAGACGCTGCTCGACGCGAGCGCTGGCACCACATGTGAGGAACCGATCGTGCCGGTTTACCGGCCGTTCTTCGTTCAAGCCAGCCTGCAAGAGCAGGCGTTGAATGAACTGAAGAGTGCTCGGGGCGCGTCCGGCGCCAGCGTGGAGTACCGCGACAATGCGAAGGCTGTCCGTTCACTCCTGAATCAGCAATCAGCACTTGACCACGGGATCTGCAGCATCCCGACTGGGATGGAAGCTACTGGTGGCGGCACCGTGCGAATGCGGACGGTGTTCTGATGGCCCAGTCCATTCTGGCTGACGCGCCGTTCGTGCAGACGGTGTTCACTGCGCCTGATCCTGACTCTGGCAGTTGGGGGCAGGACGAGTGGGGTCAGGACGTTTGGATTCCCGGGTCTGGTGTTCTCAGTCTGGCGGCGCAGTTCGCGCCGTTCAAACGTACGCAGATTGAGTTCCAGCCGGGTGCGAACCCGGAGGCGGTGGAGGGTCGTGGGGAACTGGTGGAGCCGCTGGACTTCCCAGCCAGCGTGCGTGTGGATTCAGTCCTGCAGTGCACCTTCAACGGGAGGCTGTGGGACGCGCGGATTACGAACATCATTCCCAACGACCTTATCGGCGTGGCCTTTGGTGCGTACTTCGAAGCGAAGCTGGTGCCGTCAGAGGCCCCCCCCGCCTACCTCGATTTCCGCGTGCCGACCAATGCGGTGTTGCACGAAGCGCTTTAGGGGAGGTGGCCCGTGAACTTCAGACTCGACCTGAACGACAAGCAGATAGAAGGGGAACTGATTGACGCGTTCGGCAGTGCCAACGACCTGCTTGGTGTGGAGTCGCAGCGGCAGATTACCGACCCCGTCTGGGATTGGCCTCAACCGGGGTCCGACATCGTGGATCTCGGCCAATTGCGCGACTCGTACGAGCAGCGGGTCATCAGCCCCACGGAACGGGAGCACTCCTGGAACGCACGGCACGCTATGGCGAACCACGAGGGCGCCAGGTACGCGAACGGCAGCACCCGACCACCCAGGCGGTGGACTGAGGAGCCAATCAAGAACTTCGAGAAGAACTTCGATGCACTCGCGAAGTTGAACTTGGAGCGCATCAAGTGAGGCACACCGTCAGCAGCGTCTTCCAGCGCCTCAGCACGGCCCTTGATGGGATGCTCGGCCTCTACCGGGGACCAGACGGCAGGACCGTGCCTGCCCTCCGCGTTGAAGGCGCCAGCACCGGTCTGACACGCGTCCCGGGGAGTGGCGCTGAGGTTGAGATTCACCCTGACGTCAACCCCGACGCCACACCGCTCTACAACCGTGAGCGGCACCTGAGTGGCTTCGTTGAGCTCAGGGTCATCGGGCATGACAAAGCCAGGCTCGACCCCATCACCACCCGAATCCTGAGAATCTACCCACTCGCCACCACCAGGTACATACCCGGTGACGAGGAAACGGGCATCCTGAACCAAGCGACCATCCGAATCCCAACCAACTGAGAGGAGGTGACGACTTGAGTGTGCACACACTTGGTCGACCGACAGGTTTGACCGTAGGCGGAGCGCCGCCA